TGTTACTTACCGGGTATCTATTTCGGCGCACCCCGGGGGGTATGTGGCGCTGCGATAATATTTCCGTCTGCATCGAAAGCGAGGCAGTCCGCGAGCGGCGGCGTTCCCTCGTGTATCAATGCGTGACACGTCCGGCAAACTGTCTCGAGGTTATCCTCGCCGAGCGCGATTGCCGGGTCGTCGATGTTTCTCGGCGTGAGCTCTATCTTGTGATGCACGATAACGCCGGGCTCGCCGCAATGGACGCATAGCCCCGCGTCGCGCTTGAGAATATACGCTCGTGTGCGTCTCCATGCCGGAGACTCGTAAAACGCTTTTGCAAACTCTCTCATGCTCTCCGCCTCCGAATGGGTAAAGAGAACGCCCCGCACGGCCTCAAGCGTCCTCACGCATAAGCGCAAGGGCTCGACCATGTAGGGCGCACGGCGGCGAGGTTTCCCTCGACCTCTCTTTGCGCCTCAATGATAGCACGTGGAAAATGCAAGTTTCCATACACCTTTTTTTCAATACATGAGAATAAGCGAGAAAGCGCCTTACATGGACGGCATAGCCCCCGCGCCGAAGTAGAGGAGAGCGAAGCGCACAAGAGCTTTGTTGCGCTGGTCGTAGATGGACGTAGGCGAGGCGTAGCATACGGCCTCGGCGATTTCTTCCTTGCTCTTGCGCTCGATGTACCAAAGCCGGAGGATACGCGCGTCGGCCTCGTCCATCTGCGCGAGCACGTCGTCGATTTCCTCGACCTTATCCCGGGTAACTTGGATTTCCCGCATAACCTCGGCGAGCTCGAGGCAGTCCGCGAGCGCGTCGTTTACAGATTTCGCACCCGTGTACGGTTTAGACATATCCGCCGACGGATACTCCGACGGCGCGCCGTATCGTAAAATGCGCTCCTTTTTCCGCTCGAGATTGCCTAAAGCCGTCTCGAGCAAGCCGCGAGCGCGGAGAGTTTTCTCCGCCGCCTCGAAATAGTTAATCATTAGCTCGCCCTCCTCGTGCGTTATCGTGGTTTAGGCGCGTTTCCCTCCGTGGCGGTATTCGCGTCCCTTGTTGTACTCATGTTTTGCCATGAGCACGGCCTCAACGTCCACGCCCATATAGGCGAGGTAATCGAGGATGCGGATAATCGCGTCGCAAAGCTCGACGGCGACTCCCTCCGGCTTGCAAGTGCCGGTTTTCTCGTCCTTGTCGCAAGCGCCCTCGAACTCGCACACCGCGCCCGGGATACCACAGCACCCGTAAATAGCCGGATTGCCGTCGCGCCACTCCTCGAGCGCCTCCGACACTTCCGAATGAATGAGCGCGGCGACCTCGGGAAAGCTCCGAGCCGTCTCCCACCATCCATGCGCGACCGCGTTTTCGTGGACTTCCTTTGCAAACTCGTTTACTGTCATTTTCGTTTCCTCCGTTTCGGTTTTATAAATACACCGTCCCGCCGGTAAAAGCGGGCGACGATATACTTTCCTCCGTTTACGTCGTTGTGCCATGCGCCAGCATCCGCGAGGAAATAGCCCGGATAGAGCTTTTCATACTCGGCGTTGTTGGTCGTGTCCCGGGCGAGCTCCTCGGCGCGTCTGCCGGAGATACGCCCGTCCCGTGTTTTCGGCTCCGGGTCGATAAGATTTTTCGAGGCGTTCCATGCCCGAGTGTAAAGCGGGCTCTTGACGATGTAATGACCGAGCCCGGCGAGGCCGCTCTCTGTGAACTGCAAGCGGCGGGAGTTCGCGTACCCGAGCCCCCATAGCTTTTCGAGCTCGTCTCTATCCATTCCGCCGGATAGCGTGACGTGATGATGATAGCGCCCATTCTTGGAGCCCTTTTCCGTAACGGCTATGTATTTGAGCGGCGGGAGCCCTTGCTTTTTCCGCGCTCTCTGCACCCGGCGGATATAATTCCGTAAAAGTCGTTGCGCCTCCTCCGGGCTCTCCGGCTGTTGCTGATAGGTCAAATGGATTTCGAGGTCGTCCGGCGTAAAGTTCGCGTGGAGGAGACGGACGAGCTTTTCCTCTCTATGCCGCTGATTGAGTTTCGCTTGAGCGGCGGAGGTCGGCTTGCTCCGCTTGCCTCTGCTCCGGCCTTGCCGATAGGTCGGGTAGATATATACGTCGAGATACTCGCCGCAATAATAGCGTTTCTCTCTGTAAACTGTTTTCATGTGATACCCTCCGACGAGAGCTCGTCTATGGTCGGTTTGTTAATATTCCATACGAGCCCGTAAAAACGCGCTTTGCGCTCGATTTTTTGCCCTTGCATACCGTCCCGGAGAGTGCTATAATAATAAAGGTATGAGTAATCGCTCGTCTTTTCCGGGACGAGTCCCCGCCGACGTTCTGCAAAGCGTCGGCGGTTTCTCTTTTTCTGTCCTGCATTGTCAATCCTCCGCGCGGCGGTAAAGTTCTACGAAGTCCGCCACGAAATCGAGGATAATCCGCTTTGCCTCATAATATATAATAGGTAGGAGCAAGAGCATGAACTCGCCGCCGACGGCCTTATAGCCTCGCCACGCGAGCGCCGCGCTCAAGCCCTTTGTGAAAACGACCGCCGTCACGATAAGCACGGCGAGGAACTCCGCCGCCGCGAGGCGGCTTTTCTTTTTATGTCTCATTCTTCCGCCTCCTCGTCCCATGCGATAGCCTTACCGCATTGACCGCAAAAGCGGTTTCTGTTCCCGTCCTCGTTGTAGAGATATTCTCCGCTTTTACAGTTCTGACAAGCTAAAACGTTCTCGTCGCCGTCGGGGTACGGGCTCGCTTTCATTTGCAGATAGAGGGCTCCTTGTGCCACGTTACACGCCGCCCGAGTGCGCGGCGTATCCTCGCAACGTTCACGGCGAGTCACGTCCAGCACCATAAACGCGAGTTCCGGGGTCATTTTCTCGGACGGCTCACGGGAAAACTCTTTTCGCGTCGTGTATTTGCACGGATTTCCACAATTTCGCTTGTTGCACTCGGTATTTTTCTGCGGGTCGCACTCGTATAATTTCGGAAAGTTCATTTTTTCTCCTCCTCGTCCTCCGGGATAGGCGTAAAGCACTCGCAACGGAGGACTCTTTCTTTTTCGTCTGCGCGAATAGGACTCGGGCGGCGGCTATCCATGCGCTCTATACATGGGATACAGTAATCGCCATCTCTGCCCTTGCGTGGGTCGTGTACCTCTCGAATGTTGTCGCATTTCCGGCAATCGAACTCGTACCGCCATTTCGGGAGGTTGGATTTTCTACGTCTAACCACTTTCGTCCTCCTTAACCCGGAGGGAGCAAATAAACGGCTTTCATGCCGTCTCTTTCGAGCCGCTCGACATATATCGCCGTCTCCGTGTCGTAATAGTCGTTTGTGAGGTTATCCTCCGCGCCGGACACGAAGCGAACCGCCGCGTCGTCGGGGATTTTCTCGAGCTTTTGCCGTAATTCTTTTACGTTCATGGTATGAGCCTCCTTGTGGCTTGCTCCCCGGCATTGAGCCGGGGAGCTTTTTAATTCCGAATTTTACAGGTCAAAGCCGGGCGCGAAGCCGAGGGAATAGCTCGCGTAGTAGCTGTTGACTGCCCCGTCGGTGTCCACACGCACGAAAATGGAGGAGTAGCTCGCACTCGGAGAACGGAGCCACCAATACCACGTTCCATCTCCGACGTGTTCTTTCACGCGGTCGCGCTCACGCTTGAAAATCTCAAGTTGAACGCTGTCCGGCTCCTCGTTCCACCAATCGCCCGCGCCGAAAACGTCGGTCGCGGAGGGTATCCACAGAGTATCCGCGTACTCGTGACGCTCTCCGTCGATTTCCTCGGACAAGAAACGAGGCTCGAACGCCTCCGCGAGCTCGTCCGGGAAAAGCGGGAGAATATCCTCAAGGACGTGTCGCCGCCCCTCGCTCTTGAGGTATCCGCCCTTGTTGGTCGGCGTGTCGTTCATGCGCCACTTATCCGCGAGGCAGTCCTCGAGGACGAAGCGGGCGCGCTTCTCGTTGACATATCCGCCGCAAACGGCGTTGACGTGCTCGCCGTTCTTGAGCTCGATAGCGAACTTGTCGCCCGGGCGGATAAGCTCGAGGCCGTTCCCGCTCGAAATTGCCTTTTTGAGTTCCGCGAAAGAGATTTCCTTGTTCCTTGTGGTAATGAGTTGCATCGTCTTTTCCTCCGTTCAAAAGATTTTACAGAAATAGTGATTGCCGATAATCATATCTACGCTCTCGTTATAAGGCGCGGTCGAAAAATAGACCGTATCCTCTGAAAGAATGTGCTCCCGCTCCTCTATGGCGGTATGCACCGCGAGATATTGCCCCTTGTCCGGCTCCGCCGAGTAGAGGTACGGAGCGGGGGAGAATTGCCATACGTCGCCGTATTTCTGAAATACGACCTCCTCGACCGTATCCGGGAAATAGTCGGAGAGCATACGGTTTAGAACGACCTCGACGACGGCGACTTGTCCCTCGAAGCTCTCGCCGCGCGCCTCGTGGTAGACGAGGCAAGCAAGGATATAAACGTCCTCGTCGCTGAAATGGAGCTCCGCGTATCTGTTCTCGGGCTCCGGCTCTACCGTCAGCTCCTCCGCCGCCTCCGGCCTTGCCGGTGCTATGTATGTCAGCGTTTGCCGTTCTGCCGCGAGTGTGCTTGTCCGCTCCGCGACCGGCTCCGGCGCTGTCTCTCGGATGCGGAGCGTCACTATGAGCACCAACGTAAAGAGGAGAGAGGCGAGGAGGGCGGCTTGCATCCGGCGGCGCTGTCTGCGGCGTTTCCGCCGCTCCTGCCTTGTCATGACCTACCGGCCTCCGGCGTATCCTCTGCGAGTACGATATACTCGCACTCCCGGGCGATTGCCGTCCACCGAACGCCCCACTTGCGGGCGGCGGCGTGTACGGCCTCGTATTTGTTCACGCCGTTTACGGTGAGCTCGCCGTATTCCTTGTGACGGACGAGGTATAATTTCATCGTCCCGGCAAAGCGCGGGCGGTATCCCGCCGGTGCTGATTGCTCGTGCTTCATTCTGCTACCCTCCCGTCGATAAGCTGAAAGCTCTCTCGGATAGTCACGGGCTCGCGTCTGCCTACGTCAAACTCGAGGACGCAATATCGCCCGCCGGGATGAACGTAGACGACCGTCCCGGGGATTGCTTTCGGCTTGCCGTCTTCGCCCGGAACGTCGAACGTCGCGGGCTTTACCGTGATGCGGTCGCCGAGCTTAATCATTCTACGACCTCCGGCGCGTCTGCCGCCTCTGCGGGCTTGTCCGCCGCCGGAGCCGTCTTATTGTTCGCCGCGCGGAGGAAAGCGTCTCGGAGCATATTCACGAGCGGGGAGGCCGTCGTCGGAGTCGCCGGAGCATCCGCTTTCGGATTGTCCATGTCCGCCCGCTCGACGAAGCCGCATAAAATCGCCGCCGAGACTACCTCACCAACGAAGCCGCCGACCTCGCTCTCGGCGAGCGTCTGCGTCCTCGTGCGGACTTTGAAAGCGCCGGTCTTAAAATCAAAGACGACATACGCCCGCTTTCCCTCCGGCGGCTCGATTTTGACCGCCGCCGCGTCCGCGATAACTTCCTCCGGGCTCGGTACGGTATAACCGGCCTTTTTCAGAGTGTCCAGTTGTGCCGCGTCGAGGGCGAACGCCTCTCCGCCGAGTTTCTTTGAATAGAGCTTTTTCATTTGTGCGACCTCCTTAATCGTTCGACTCGCTGATAACGGCGATTTTTGCAAGGGCGGACGTTTGCGCCCATTCCTCGGCGAGGATACGGGAACTCCGCTCGAACTCCTGCGAGAGCGCGGCGAAAGCGTCCTCGTTCCTGTCCTTGACCTCGCTCCACATTTCCTTGTGGACTTTCTCAATATCTGTGTGCATCTGCTTTGTGCGCTCGATGCACTCTTTCAGCTCCGCCCACGCCTCACGGTCAGAGGCAAAGCCGCGCCCGCGTTCCTCCATCGTGCCGGAGACGGCCTCCGCGACGGCGGCTTGTAGGTTTGCCATAAGCCGGACTCTCGAACTCGTTTCGCTCATTGTGTTATTCCTCCTTTATTTCCCCGCCTCGATAGCTCGGAGCGGGCTCTCGTCGCTCATGCCTCGCATGAGCGCACTCATTTTGATAGACTCCTCGAGGCTCATTTCCCGCGGCTCTACGTCCGCGCGAATTGCAAAGATACGGTGCTTTTGAATGTAGGCCGCGAGGAAAGCGTCCTTTTCTTTTTCCCAAAGCCTTTTATAGAAATCGAAAAGATACTCGATTTCCACCTTTTCGGCGGGAGTGCAGTCCGCGCCGAGTTGAGTCCTAACCTTGCGCCCGCTCGCGGTATATACGAGCTCGTAGGTGTAGCCGCCCGTGACCTTGTAGACCACTTGCTTGAGGATTTTCTTTTCCTCCCCGCCGTGATATGTGAAGTCGTGGCGGACGCGAGTCTCCTCGTCGAGCTCTGCCTCCGAAATGCCGTATTTCTTCATCATGCGAGCGAGGAGCTTTTCGGCGTTCTCGGCCTCGCCGCCGACTCCGTGCTCGGCAAGCGCGCGGATTTTCTTCAATAATGCCGTTTTATCCATACTCGCGGCTCCTTTCCGGTTTTGGACACCATGCCGGGA